CGATTTGATTGCCGCTAACCCGCACGCCCGCATTCCCTTCAAAATGATCATGGAGGTTTGCAAAAATCGAAACGGGCCGAGCGGTACCGGAATGCACCTGACTTTCAATCGCTGGTGCATGGGCTATGAGGATGCCTTCAAGCCAACCGATGCGAAGGGGCCGCCGCCGGTCGACACCGGAATTCCGCCCGAAAAAGATGGCGCTCTCACGGAGGCTGCGTTAGCTGAGTATCAGGAAACGTTCCCGGAAGGCCTCGGACCGGACTAAACTCTATGGACACAAACGAAAGAATTCCTTATCGGGGCAAGATCAGACCCGGCACGGTTGTTCACACCCAAAAGGTTGACATTGCCGATGACAACCTCGTTTGTTTCATCTGCGGCTGTCCTCTGGGCAAGGCGGATTGGACGATCGTATCCTCGCCAGAGCACAAGGGGATCGTGATCTTTTCCTGCCAGCAGGATATTCCCAAAGCGCTCAACAAGCTGGGCGCCTTTCTCGGCCTGGCCGAAGTCCCGGTCTTCAAGCTCAAGCTGCCAGACCGAAATGAAAACTAAAGACCGCTTCTGCCTCTGGCTTTCCTTTAAGCTGCCGCGCCGGCTGGCTTATTGGTGCGCCGTGCGGGTCAACTCGGCGGCAACCGTCGGCCGGTGGGGAAACGAATTCCCTGATCAAACCTCCGTGGTCACCGCGCTTAAACGCTGGGAGATGAAGCCATGAGCACCGCCACCCGCAACGGCCGCAACCGCATGAAAAAGCGGATTGCCCCGGGCATCTGGGAGGATCTGGACGGCAACATCCATTGGAGTATCGCGGAGCTGCTCATGCTCGTGGACCTGCCCGACACGCCCGAGAATCGGGAGGCCGTCACCGCAATGTTGCGCCAGCAAATGCGGGCTATCAATCCGCAGGCCATGATCGTCGAACGAGCCCGGTGCCCAGCGTGTGGCGCGAAGGGTGCGAACCACAAGTCAGGCTGCAAATTTTTCAACGGCACGCTATGACGCCGCAACAACAAATCGCGATCGCGCAGCATTGCCGCTTGGCGTGCGAGACAGCGATGCCGCAATTCTGCACGGTGTTCAAGGGCGCGAGCGTCGTTCTGTCCGTCAATTTCGGCTATGAGTGAATTGAGCTCAACTTTGGCGGGCCAGTCTGGCACGCCTCCTGTGCGGTGTTGCGCGGCTCGCCGCCCAGGTCGCGGGCCAAGCTCCAGGCGATCACATATGCTGCGCTTGCCGGCGTCGGTGATGCGAGCGCTGGAGAATGGGTCGAATGGACCGGCGCGAACCGCAAAACCTGCCAGGTGCGGAGCCGCCTTTCAGCCGTCGAATCCCTGGTCACCGGACCGCCCCGGGACATCCGAGGGACACCCGAAGCGATGGCCCGCATCGAGCGCGTGCACAAGGTCGCGCCCTATATCCCGCTGCGTCTGTTGATGGAGGAAAACAAAAAACGATGAAAGAATTTGAAAATCGAGTAGCGGCGGAATTGGCTCGCGCCCGCCAGCTGCATCCCCAGCGCCAGCCTTCCTTGCACCACGGCTTTGCTGTGCTGCTCGAGGAGGTCGGAGAGTTCAAGGCCCACGTTTTCAAAAAAGATAGCGAGCGCAACTATGAGGAGATGCTCACCGAGTTGGTCCAGATCGCGGCCTGCGCACAGCGCACGGCTGAGGAGGGGATCTTTCCAAAACTATGAAATACTTTTTGGATTGTGAGTTTATCGAGGATGGCCGAACGATTGACCTGCTCAGCATCGCCCTGGTCTGCCAGGACGGCCGCGAGCTTTACCAGCAAAACGGCGAAGCGCACTTTTCGAGGGCTAACGAGTGGGTGCGCAAAAACGTTTTCCCGCGCTTGCTGCATTTCGACGCCCCGGGGCTGCGGATGATCAACGCGGAGAATTCTCCCTGGCGGACCAGGGCCAAGATCCGCGACGAAATCCTGACCTTCTGCGACCCGGTTCAATATCGGAAGCCGGAGTTTTGGGGCTACTACTCGGCCTACGATTGGGTTGCTTTATGCCAGCTTTTCGGGCCGATGATCGCGCTGCCCAAGGGCTACCCGATGTTCTGCAATGACTTGATCCAATGGTGCAAGATGGTCGGCAACCCCGATCTGCCCAAGCTCGGCAAGGGCGAGCATGGCGCCCTGCAGGATGCGCGGTGGAACAAGTCGACCTGGGAATTCTTATTCAAGACAAGCGTCGCGTTTCATTCATGACCAACGAAATCCAGATCGCGGACAGCCCGGGCTCGAGCAGGCAAAGCGTCCATTTTGCATTCAGGCTCGGCGACAACGTTTTGATTAAAGAGATCGGCCGCCCGGGAAGGATCGTGGCACTCCTGGTCGACGCTGAGGGATTGACTTATCGAGTCCTCTACTGGGAGAGCGCGAAACGGGAAGCGGCCTATCTGCCGGCGGAAGAGATGAGGTTGTTAGACGATCCCGAGCTATGACCGAAGCCAAGCCATTTGAGCCGACGCCTCACCCGCTTTTGCCGCTGCCTTCTTCGGCCGAGGTGGAGCTGATCGCCTCGCGCCCGGGCGGCATCGAGGAGCTGGCGCGCTTCTACGCGCAGCGCGAGCGCCGCATCAAACAGGCCAACGAGGACCCCTACCACTACGGCCTGGAGCCGGAGATCGTTGAGCCCGATGGCACCGTGATCCGGCCGTGGGCCGACGTCGACGCGCTCCTGGCCCAGGATGACGTCGAGATCGTCGCGCTCTGGGGCGGCAATCGATCGACAAAGTCAAACTACGCCGCTAAGCGCATCAACCAAAACGCCGAGCGCTACGGCAATTCAACGTTCATTTGCCTCACTGAAAAAGAAGAAACCTCGATCGCGACACAGCAAAAACTTTTTTGGGAATACTTTCCGCCGCGGTTCAAGGCGCTCAACGGCCGGCGGGATCCGCGCCATGTTTTCAGCATCAACTACAACCCCAAGACCGGCTTTGCGGACCGCAAGATCGTGCTGCCCAACCGGAGCGAGATTTACTTTCTGATGTATCAGCAGGTGCCCACGGATTACGAGGGCTGGGAATTCGGGAGCAAAGAGGATCCGATCCTCTGCATCTGGGCCGATGAATCATTGCCGCTGGATTGGCTTTTGCTCTTCTCCCGCCGCTTGAAATTCCGGCGCGGCAAGATGGTCTGGCCGTTTACTCCCGTGCGTGGTGTGACTCCCACGGTGCAGGAGTTCAGGGGCGCAGCGCCTATCACGCTGCGCTCCTTTCCCGCCGAGCTTTTGCCCAAGGCGAACTATCCCGGCTGTCCTAAAGGGCACATGCCCTATATCCAGATTCCATTCTTCGCCAAGAGCCGGGCGGTTTATTTTCACACGCGGTTTAACTCCTTCACAACCACCGGCGGGAGGAGCTACTACGACCAGGTCAAAGAGCTGTGCGAAGGCAAAGAGGAGACGTTCATCGAGCGCATTGCCTACGGAGTGGCGCGAAATACGATCGCCGTCGCGCTGCCGCGCTTCGGCGTGTGGAACGTGATCAAGGAACCGAGTCTGCCGGCCGTCGGCACCAACTATCAGCTGACCGATCCGCATGGCGCCCGAAACTGGGCCTCGATCTGGGTCCGCGTCTCGGCCGATAACCCGCCGGAGATTTACATTTATCGCGACTGGCCCGATGAGCAGCGCTATGGCGCGTGGGCGATCGCCAGCTCCAAGCCGGGCACCTTTGACGGTGACATCGGTCCGGCCCAGCAGAGCCTGGGCTACGGGGTGAGCAAATTCAAAGAGACATTTCTCACCGCCGAAAAGATCAGTCCCGTCATTGGTGGCGGCCAGATCGCTGACCAGGATCCCCAGCACCGGCGCGCCCTGGAAAAGCTCCTGGCCAAAGGCGGCTGGAGAGCGGCGCCGTATCCGCCGGCGGCTGCCGACTCTCTGAAAACGGTTGATCTGAGCGAGGGCATTTGTGCGCGGTTTATCGATCCGCGAGCCGGCCGCAATCCGCACGCGGAGGAGAGCGGCGGCACCTGCCTGATCGATCAATTCGCCGAAGAGCAGCGCGATCGGAAAAGCGACGTGGTCACCGGCCCGCGCATGATTTTCCTGCCATGGTCTGGAGTGGAGGAGCGCTTCGGTTTGACAGCCATCAACACGCTCCTGGAATTCGACCACGATCAGCCGCTCGTGCCGCTGCTCAATGCGCCACGGCTTTTTGTCGCCGATCGCTGCCGGCAAGTGATCTGGGCCATGAGCACTTACACCGGCCGCGACGGCACAACGGCCGCCTGCAAGGATTTTATTGATTTAGTGCGAGCCGCCGCGCTCGCACCTTTGCGCCACATTACGCGGGAGCAAATGACCACACGCGGAGGAGGCAGTTACTGAAAACTATGAGCACAACGTTCCGACACGTACCGACCCCAAAACAGCTCGAGCAAATCAAAAGGGATTTCACCTATCACGCGCCCAAAGGCGACCAGGTCGAACGCTACACGGCGCTCCGTGATAAGTTTCACGAGTGTGCCCTGGAAATCTGCAAGCTCACGCCCGAAGGTCGCGACCAGGCGCTGGCGCTCACCCAGCTCAAGCTGTCCAACATGCTCGCCAATTCGGCGATCGCCTGCGAGGGAACCGGATGAAGGCGCCCATCACCCAAAAAGTCTTCGAACAGTTACCCATGCTTTTGACCTATGGCGAAGTGATCGCGTGCGGAGTAAGTAGGCGGGCTTTGGCGGCCTATCTCCAGGCAGGAACACTCACAGCCACCAACGCGCCGCACAAAATACGGCGCCGCTACAAAAAAGCTGAGATCGCCAAAATCCTCGGCATCGAGTAAAACGCCAGGCACAGAATGAACGACACCCCAACCAACTCAGCAGACGGCACCGACGATAAGCTCGTCCACGACACGGGCAAAGCCCAGGTCGCAGACCTGATCGATGAATTCAAAAGGTGCACGCCAGTTTACTCCGGCTGGCATCGCATCGGGGCCAACGAGAGCATCCGTTTTTGTCGCTGGCCGGGCCAGGCCGTGGACGGAAAGAAGCATGATGCGAACATGCAGGAAGGGACCAAAGCCTTTCCGTTTGAGGGCGCCTCCGATTCGCGGACGTTCCTGATTGATGATGTGATTGAGGAGATTGTTGGCGTCGAGCTGCTCACGTTTTACCGGGCGATCCTTCGCGTGCAGAGCGCATCGGCCGATGACACCGAGGGCGCGGCCTACATCAACCAGCTGCTGAACTGGATCGTGGGGACCAAGCAATTCAAGACCCTGCGGCAAGAGGTGGAGTTGCATTCGCAATACACCTACACCTACGGCTGGAGCGTGCTCCAGGTCTCGTGGTTGCAGGAACACGTCCTGAAACTCATAGAGACCAGCCTCGAGCAGATCATGCAGATGGCCCAGCAAGCCCAAGGCCAAGGCCAGGGCGCGCCGGCGGCCCAGATCATGGCCGCTCTGCCGGCGATGATCATGGACAAAGAACGCGAGCAAGAATTTGTCGCCACCATGATGGCGATCGTGCCTGGGCTGACCAAAAAGCGAGCCAAACAGATGGCCCGCGACCTGCGCGAGACCGGACAGGCCAAGGTGCCCATGCCGACCCTTGTCAAAAACGAGCCGCTCATCCGTGCGCTCAAACCGTGGGAAGAAGTTTTTATCGCCAACACGGTCACGGACATTCAGCACGGCCGAGTTTTTGTGAAAGAATGGTTAAACGAAACTCAGGTGAAGCAGATGCAATTTACGGATAAGTGGGATCCGGAATGGATTGAGGAGGTCTGCAAGCTCAAGGGCCAATTCACCACGTTTGGCGGCGCCTCCGTGATCACGGGCGGTACCGGATCGGCCAGCGACGCGAGCCGCAACGTCCAGGATGGCGGCGATTATGTGCAGTACACGACCAACACCGAGTTGATCGAAATCATCCATGGCTACACACCGCGGCTGGACGAAGACAATGTGCGCGGCATTTGGAGGACAACCTTTCACGCGCTGCTGCCCTTGAGCAAGACCCATCCGACCGAGGAGCTCTGTGCGAAACATGAGCTGCTGGACTATCGCCATGGACAAATGCCTTTTATTGTCCGGAAGCGCGAGAATTGGTCGCGCTCGATCACCTCGAGCCGAGGTTTGCCGGAGATTTTCCACACCACCGAGCGCAGCTTCAAAAGCCAGGAGGACGGGATTGTGGACAGCACCTCGCTTAGCGTCATGCCGCCGATTCTCGTACCAGAGCTGGCCGGCGTCGATTACACTTTCGGGCCGGGCGCGCAGATCCCCGTGGCCGTTCCCGGCCGTGAGCCAAAAGTGATGGCGATTGAAACCCCGGGCGTTCCCCACGCCTTTGAATTGATGGACCGGCTGGCCCGGCGCATTGGCCGCCGGATCGGAACCAAGGCGGCCAATGAATCGCCCGAGGGCCCGGATGCGCAGCGCCAGAAAATGGTGAGCGGCAATTTGGGCTCATGGAGCGAAGCGTTTGAGCAGGAATTCCAGCTCATTGAGCAATTCATGGAGCCTGATGAATTTGAGCGGATCACCGGCGCGCCCCAGGCGCCGCCATCTGACCAGGACAGCATTTCGAAGCAGTACGATTTTATTCTCACCTTCGACGTGCGCGAGCTCTCCATGGACCACGTCATGGAAGAGTTAAAAGCGATCCGCGACACTGTTTTGCCCGTTGATACGATCGGCCGAATCGATCGCGGCAAACTTGTGGAATTGATGCTGCGCGCCATCGATCCTTCGCTGGCTAAGGAGCTCTTGATGGACAACGAGAGCGCGAGCCAGCAGGTTTTTGCCAAGGTGAAGCTCGATCTGCTTTCGATGATGGGAGGTTTTCAGCCGGAACTGGTCGAGATGGATGCGACCGCGCAATCCCAGCTCGAATTCGCCAAGCAGCTGATGAGCACCAATCCGAAAATGCAGCAGGCCCTGCAGCAGGATCCGCAATTCAAAGAGCAGCTCCAAATCTGGGAAAAGAACCGGATGCAATCGGTGCTCCAGGAGCGCAACAAGATGATCGGGCGCGTCGGCGTCGATCCCAATCAAGGGCCGCCGCCTGGCGCGCAACCACAAGCAACCATGCCCGGGCCAGGCCCGGGACCAGGAGGAGGAGGAGCGTATGGCCCAGGGCAATAACAGCGCCGCATTGATCCAGGCGATTAACGACAACTTGCGCGGCGTGCGCGAGGATCACCCGATCTGGCTGGCCGTCATGCTGCTGCTGGATCACCAGAAAGAAGTCGCCGAGCAGCAGGCCTTAGTTGAGCAGCTCGAGCCGGGTGTGCGCGATTATCGCGCCGGCATGGAAGCAGGCCTGAAAACGTTTAAGGCAACGCTCTTGATCATGCACCGCAGCGCGAATTCGGGGCGGGCCGCAACGGCGGGGGATTGAAAATGGACTACGAAACCAAGCTCGAGGAATGGAAATCCAAGCACGGGCTCAACCCCAAGGCTGAGACGAATCAGGACGAGCTTGCTATGGCAGCGGAGGAGAAAGGCGTCGAAAAAGGAATCGTGGTGCCTTGGCTGTGACAAGCAGATGCCCGTTTCAGAGATGGTGCTCATCACCAGGGCAATCGATCCATACGTCCAGATCGACGAGTCCGAAGGCGATTACATCGCGAAGAATAACCGGGTGCGGATGTGTCCGGACTGCTTCAAAGAGCGTTATCCAAGAGATGAGCGCGCTTGAATCTATGAGCCCCAAAGCGTGACAGCGTGACGCACGGGCGCCACAAAGGCGCGGCGGGGCTCTTCTCGGCCGGCTATCATGGAAACGTGGAGGAGGATGACGATGGGTAATTCGGGCACAACCGGGCACAACCGGGCACAAC